TAGAGAAATAAGTGTGTGTAATGCAGCATTCAGGCTAGGAGCTTTATTTTGTGAAACTATAGCAAGGAAAGTATCAGAAGGAATACCCAATGTTGATTTAGTAAATGATTCTTCAAAAGATATCAAAATAGAAGAAAGAATTAAATCAGCATTTGAATCTTCATCAGAATCTGGGAATGTGGTATGTTTTGATAATTCTGATCAAAAGAGATGGGGACCTAATCACAATGTTAATTTCTTTGCAGCATCTCTATACTCTTACACTATTGAAGAACCTGGTTTATTGAGAATGTGTATAGCAGTCTTTGATAAAGTGTTTAAGAAATTAGCCAAGTATCCGGAGACATTAATCCATTTGATAAAAGAAAAGAAAGTTGTTGATTCTAAAGCTAGAGATATAGATGCTTTCATAAAGTTTGCTAAGAAGAGTGTAGATTCAGGGATATTTGAAGAAGAATTACCTATGGGAATGTGTCAAGGTATATTACATGCTATGTCTTCAATCCATCATGCTACCATGGCTAAAGCATTAGAAGATGTTATTAAAAGAGCTCTCCCTTATGTTAATGTTGATTCTATGGTAACATCAGATGATGCAGAAAGAATAATTGAAATTACAAAGAAACAAGATTATATTTCAACGGTCAGAGTAATACACACCTACATCAATATTATGGGTAACTTATTTAATATAATGAGGAATAACTCTAAGAGTTCCTTTAATTTCATAATAGCAGAATTAAATTCAATTTTCATTAAGAAAGGATCTCTAGCCACACCTAGTATAAAACAAAGGATAGCTAAAATTGATGTTGGCAACGGCATAAATCATGTAGAGGATTATTTAGATGGATTGTCATCAGCATCAAATTACCTAGCACAAGGGGGTTCATATATGGGAGCTTACATCATTTCTATATTGAATTTAACATTACATACAGAACAATGGTTAAGATGGTCATTTGCAAATAGTGATAATTATAGAAAGCCTGTTGAATTAGGAGGATTCCCTATGATAGAGCCAATATCCACACTGATGGCTGGACCAATAGCCTCTTCTTATTTGAGAGCATCATATTGTTTACAACCTGATGAATATGCTAAATTGTATACTAACACATTATTGGCTCCTCCTGAACAATTTAATTTAGCAGATTTTGCAAGAGGGAATAATATAAAGAAATCTTTAGAACTACCTGATATCACTATCATTAAAAGTGCAGGACCATTAGGTATGTTTCAATTAGCTAGAACAGATAAGAAGCTATCCCAATTCGAACGGAGACACTGGATGTCACAATGGCCAATACCTGATTCATTTGCATCATTAAATAGATCAGACAGTGCAGCATCAAGTTTAATATTCTCTATTTTTAGGAATTGTGGAATGTCTATTATGGAAACATCTCAAGGAGTTAACTCATTCTTTATTAGATTTGTACACCCTTGGGTTTCTCATACTAGAAACTGTTATAAAATATCAGAATCATCTCCTTTTAAAAACTTAATATCAGTTGGATCAGATTTTATATCACATAAGGATCTTATGACAAAATTATCATCAATATCCCCTAAGGATGCTGCAGTAGAGATGAAAAATATGAGCAATTCAGTCACAGAAAATGATTCTAACAGAATTCTTATAGCTCAATTAAGGATGAGATTAGATGATGCTTCAGAACTATTGAACTTCCTAAGAAAACAATCAGCTGAGACCTTTAGAACAATCAAATTAAATTCAACAATATCAAAAGTGACATTGAGAGGACATTCAGCCATAGATTCATCTGATTATTCTTTAACTTTACTAAAGGCTTTATCTGGCAAAAATGCTAAAGGTATAATTAATAAAACAAGGCATTCAATAGATACATATGATTCCATTGATGTTAGAGAACCTGAGCACCCTTTGAAATTACTAGATGGCATCATACAAACTGATAATACTAGTTCATTATTTGAGAAGTTTGTGAGAAGATCCACAAAATTGATATGCCCTATTCCTTCGATCTCATTGGTTGATTTATGTACAGGGATGTTAAAGAATCATTTTACTGAGTCCATTGGGATTGTATTAGAGGATAAATTAAATTTATCAGGTGAAATACAAGGTGCACTATCCTACAATGTTTGGATGCAGAAATTATTAGACAATAGCAAGAGTTATGAATCATCGTTAGCTAATGACATTCTATCAGGATTGTCCATAACAGAACCAAAACTGAATATTATATCAAGAGGCATTAATATATCTGGATATGATAAATTTGAAATTACTAAACTACCACAATCCACAAAATCAAAAACCATTCATGCTACTAATAGAGATACCCTTGTATCACAGTTAAAAGCATGGTTATCAGCAAATGTTAATGTATACTTATCACTACAAACAATCCATGCTTTTACTCAAGGTAAATTATGTTTCTCTCATGATTATTATATAGGTGATGGAAGATTTACTAGATATGCTAAAGATAAGTATTTATCTGTTGTTTCATCAGGGATTAAAGGGTTGCATATGATTGATACTGTAAAGAAGACATTTAATGGAGCTCCAGCAACTTCTTACAGACACACTTTTATATTCCCAACAAAAATCCATAGAGCTCAAGTATCTGCATTAATATCCTCAGGTTTTGAGAATGAAGCATGGGTGTCCAATCTAGTTAACAGCATAAACAAAATAACTTCTGTTGTAGAGGGTAATTGGTATGAAGTTCCTAAAATCAATATGAAGAAAACTAGAAGAAGAGGGGTACCTGATGATGTAAGAAGAACATTTCATGAGACAGATTACATAAGATTCATGAGTTTCTCACCTGCTGATCCTTTTGAAATTGACACAGTAAATGATTCTTTAGTGGTTTTCCTGAGTTTAATGAGAGCAAATACTAAATATAAATTCCCTGTCACTTATTTAACTGCTAATAAGATTGATTCATTATCTCTAGGATACACATTAACTCATGAAGATGCTAAAGAAGCAATGACAGCATATGTTGATTTAATGAACATGACATCAGATTTTGATATGACATACATAAGAAGAGATCCAGTTCTAACATCATTTCTTGATTTCACTTTGGTTAATTCATCAACTTCAACACCGGATTGGAGGGTTTCAAAAGAATCAAATAAAGTTGGTATAAAGATATCTAATTCTATTTCATTTGACATATTTAGAGCTGCTTTAATATCTAATAGTTCATTTGGAGTTAATATTGCAACATCAAGGTTTAACCAATTCTTACTTAATATGTGTAAAAGAAGGAAACATGAACATTCTTATCTATCAAGAACAATAGCAGGAACAGTAGCTGATACTGAATCAGAATTAGATATTGATGATGATGAAGAAGAAATTATCCTAATGTCTGGTGAATCATACGAATCAACAGTAACTTCAGATGATGTTAATGCTAATTCTGACAACATGGTTGGGAATTTATTATATCAGCATGAGGACCATGAAGGTATAAAATCTCTAAGAGAGGTTGTTCAACATAGAATCGAATTTGCAGAATCTGCTGCTGTTGAAGCTGGGTCACAACCATTAGCAGATTTCTTATTTGATGCTGATGACTATGTGAGTTCTGATGATGAAATAACAGCAAGTTTAAATCCTGAATCTGATAAAAGAGTTGCTTCTGATTCTGATTCTGGAATAATGTCTAATTTTGATGTTGATGAAGTGTTAGAAACATTTTTAGATGCTGCTGGTGTAACAAAAACAAATTCTCCTCATAGCATTAGATCACTCAATAATTCTCCTAGTATTAATTCTTATGAATCTGGGAATGATGCAATTACTAAATTATTTGATGATTTCTTACCTGAGTTTGAAATGAATTTTGATGATGACTCGGACAATGAGTTAGTAGCAAATGAGGATGTTATAAACATAGCAGATCAAGTTATGAACCAACCTGATGTTCAGTATTCAAAAGTTAGAGACATAACGGATGAAACTATTGTATCTGTAATCACATCAAAAACAATAAACCCTGCTCTTGAGAATCCAAGATCAATAATTAAATACATAAAGAATTGGTTATCAACAGCAGGAGCAGTAACAAAACCAGAATTTGCTCACTTTGGGGTTAGGAATTTAGCTTCTATACCATCACTATATTTAGCAATGCAGGGGTTAGCAGGTTCAATGGAGAATAATGCTATTCAGAGGGTAACAGGAGAAGAATACTTTCACTTACCTGTTGAACTAACAGCCTTAGTAGTCATTGATAAACTTTATTCTAACTTCTGATCAAGCAACTGCAATACTTTTGCTATGTAGGAAGATGATGAATAAGTGAGCTTTCCAGTGTAAGGAGGAGTTTCAGG